GAATCTATCTGCTAAATATAACATAGGCAAAAAAGCGGAAGATGAAAGTACCTAATTTTAAAGAATACTTAACAGAACAAACTGATAATAAACTAAAAATTTTAGTGTTATCAGATGAACCTGAAAATGCTGAATTATATCATACTGCTAAGAGAATTAAAGAGGAAGGACCTAAGTTAGGTCATGATGTCTATGTTGTTTTTATTGATGGTGCATACATTAAAAATGAAAACAACATAAAAACTATTCACAACATAGATGATAAAAAGGGTTTTGAAATAGATAAACATAATACTATTGCAATAGTTAGAGGTTCTATATCAAGAAAAGATTCCTGGTTAGATTTATTATCACAATTAGAAAAGGCAAATGTTGCTTGTATCAATAATAGAGAGTGTGTTTTAGTATGTGCTGATAAGTATAGGGGATATTTAAGACTTGCAGAATATGGTTTAGTGCAACCACACACAGTTTTAATTCCTAATAAAGACGCTGTTCAAAAGGCAGTTAAAAACTTAGATAGAGATTATCCTATAATAATGAAAACACTTAGAGGCAGTAAAGGTGTCGGAGTTTTATTTGTAGAATCAGAAAGAAGTTTAGACAGCATTGTGCAATTAGTATATAAAGAATCAGAAGACGCTGAATTGTTAATTCAAGAATATATAAAAACTGAATTTGATGTAAGAGTATTAGTTTTAGGTGGTAAAGTTTTTGCTTCAATGAGGCGTGATGTTATAAAGGGAGATTTTAGGTCAAACTTTTCACAAGGCGGAAAAGTTAAAATGTTTAAATTGACAGAACAAGAAATAGAAGACTGTATATTAGCCTCAAAGGCAGTTAATGGTCATTACACAGCAGTTGATTTTATACCTGCTAAAAATAGAGTTAAAGATAGACCTTATATTATAGAAGTGAACTCATCACCTGGCACAGAGGGTATTGAAACTGCTACAGGTGAAAATTTAATCAAAGGATTATTACAACATTTTGAAGATAAAAAAAATAGAATTAAAACACCATCAGAATGTGGTTACAGAGAAGTTGTTAATATAAAACCTTTTGGCGATATTGTTGCAAAATTTGATACAGGTAATAGTGGCACAAATGTTATTCATGCAGAAAATATAAAAGTAAATGGAAATAAGGTAACATGGACATTAGATGGAAAAACTATTACATCAAAGATTATCAAAAAAGTTAAAATTGATGTTGGTGGTTTAAGAAATTATGATGAAGAAAGATATCTAATTAGTTTAGATGTTGAGTTTATGGGCACAATATATACAGAAGTTGATTTCACTTTAGACAATAGAGAGGGTAGACAAAAAATATTATTAGACAGAGAATTTATGAATAGACTTAATGTAATGGTAAATCCAAGTAGAAAATATATTGTTACAACACCTTACACCATTGACAAAGACTAAAAAATTTATTATAATACAAACTGAGGTAAAATTATGGCAAATGTGAAAATATTAAGACTATCCACAGGTGAGGATATCGTAACAGAAGTTATCGCAAAATCACCAGAAATAACAAAAGTTAAAACACCCTTTACAGTAGTACCTATGCAAGAGGCACCAGGTAAACCTGTAAAACTAATGTTATCACCTTATATACCATATGGTGATTGTTCAGAGGTTGACATTAAGTCAGCAAGTATCATAGCAGAAGTTGAACCTGTAACTGATATTAAAAACTCTTATAATCAGCATACAGGTGCTGGTGTAGTAGAAGTACCTAAACCACAGCTCATTACATAGTGAAAGAAATTACTATGCAACAGCATTGTCAGTTAGTCAAAGAAGGCAAACTGAAAAAAGACAAGCAGCCAGATTCTAATAGGTCGCCTAGATGTTATTTTAGGTGGAAAAACGGAATGATATATGAAAGTAAAAGAGTTGTTGTAGATAAAAATACAACAGTTAAAGAGGCAGCTGAAAAAGGAGATTTTAAAATTGAATTAGTACCTCTAAAAGATAGAGATACAATTATTATTGAAGATATAACAATAGATTTAGATAATGAACTTTTATAAAAATGTAATTGAACACAAAGGCAAACTTCTAGTCAGAGGTATAAAAGACGGAAAAGAATATCAAGAAAAGGTAAATTATAAACCTACATTTTATTCTATCACACAAGAACAGTCTGAATACAAAACACTAGAAGGTCAAAATTTAAAACCTATACAGTTTGATAGTATAGACGCTTCACGAAGATTTAAAAGAGATGTAGCTACATCTAATTCACCAATCTATGGTTTAGAAAGATATCATTATCAGTATATTGGTAAAAACTTTCCTAATGATGTAGAATGGTCTAAAGATAAAATTAAAATATTTACACTTGATATAGAAACTACTTGTGAAAATGGTTTTCCAGATGTAGAAAATCCACAAGAACAATTATTGTGTATCACAGTTAAAAATCAATCTAACAAACAAATACTAACTTGGGGAGTTGGTGATTTTAAAACTGATAGAGAAGATGTAACTTATGTAAAATGTAAAACAGAAAGTCATCTAATTATGGAGTTTATGAAGTTCTGGATGAAAAATTATCCAGATGTTATTACAGGTTGGAATACTAAGTTTTTTGATTTACCATATTTAATGAACAGAATTAAAATGATAGCTGGCGATAAAGTTATTAATAAAATGTCGCCTTGGCATTTAGTTCGTAGAGAAGAAATTACAGTTATGGGTAGACCACAAACCGTCTATACATTATATGGCACAGTTATGTTAGACTATTTTGATTTATACAAATGGTTTATACCAACAAAACAAGAAAGTTATAAACTAGATTATATTGGTCAAGTAGAATTAGGCGAAGGTAAAGATGATAGTCCTTATGATACATTTAAAGATTGGTATACCAATGACTTTCAAAGTTTCGTAGATTATAACATACAAGATGTTGAGATTGTTGATAAGTTAGAAGACAAGTTAGGTCTTATTGAATTAGCATTGACTATTGCATATGAAAGTAAAGTAAACTATGATGATATATTTTCACAAGTAAGAGTTTGGGATACTTTAATTGCAAACCATTTAATGAGTAAAAAAATATGTGTGCCACCTAGAGAAGACCATGTAAAAGAATCTAAGTATGAAGGTGCTTATGTAAAAGAGCCATTAGAAGGTATGCATAAGTGGGTTGTATCGTTTGATATCAATTCTCTATATCCTCATATCATTGTACAATATAACATATCACCTGAAAAAATATTAGGTGTAAAATCACAAGGCATATCTGTAAATAATTTACTTTATGGTAAAGCAAAATTAGGTTATCTAAAAACAGAAGGTGCTTGTATAGCACCAAATGGTGCAACATTTAAAAATGATAATCAAGGTTTTCTTCCTGAAATGATTGAAACAATGTACAAAGAACGAGTTATTTACAAAAAAAGAATGTTGAAAGCTAAAAAAGAATATCAAAAAAATAAGACAGAAGAATTAAAAAAAGAAATAGCTAGATGTCATAATATTCAATGGGCAAGAAAGATTGCATTAAACTCAGCTTATGGTGCAGTAGGTAACCAATACTTTAGATATTATGATGTTAGACAGGCAAGTGCTATTACAACAGCAGGTCAATTTATTATTAGATTTATTGAAAACAAAATGAATGAATATCTAAATGGTGTATTACAGACTATGGGTAAAGCAGATTATGTTGTAGCTTCAGATACAGATTCAATTTATCTAGTGTTAGATAAACTTGTAGAAAAAACTTGTAAAGATAAATCAGATAATGAAGTTGTAGATTTCTTAAATAAAGTATGTGAACAAAAACTAGAACCATATATTGAAAAATGTTTTGCTGAATTATCTGATTATACTAACTCATTTAAAAATGCAATGGTGATGAAACGAGAAGTTATTGCAAACAAAGGTATTTGGACAGCAAAGAAAAGATATATGTTAAATGTATTAGATGATGAAGGTGTTAGACTTGCAAAACCTAAACTTAAAATTATGGGTATTGAAGCTATTAAATCATCAACACCAGAAGTATGTCGTAGTAAAATTAAAGAGGCGATTAATTTAATTATGACATCAACAGAAAAAGATTTACAAAACTTTGTTGCTGACTTTAGAGAAGAATTTAGTAAAATGACGGCTGAACAAGTATCTTTTCCAAGGTCTTGTAATCATATAAAAAGATATTATGATTCAAATAGTATATTTAAAAAAGGCACACCAATTCATGTTAAAGGTGCCTTAATTTATAATCATCATATTAAAAGATTAAAACTAGCGTACAAATATCCTTACATAAATGAAGGTGATAAGATTAAGTTTGTAAAACTCAAAGACCCAAATCCATTTAAGTTTGATGTTGTAAGTTATATGGGTAGATTACCACATGAATTTGAATTAGACAAGTACATAGATTATGATACACAGTTTCAAAAAACATTTATTGACCCTCTAAGTTTTATATTAAATTCTATTGGGTGGAAAGTAGAAGAAGAAGCTAATCTGGAGTTATTTTTCGGATGAAAACATTAGAAAGAAAAGAAGCATTACATTGTTCAGAGGCCATATCAGACTACTTTAAAAATTTTAGTAGAGTAGATGAATATATGTTAGAACAAAAACTTGAACAAATAAAACATATGCCTACTGCTTTGCCTGGTATGGGATTTGAAGAAGACTTATTTAATGATTACACAATGTCGCCAGAAGATATGGATTTTGTTATAGAAGAACCTGATAATAAAACATTTGATTCATGTTTAAATATTATTTCAAGTCATACAAATATGACAAGTGTACCTGGTAAAAATTTAAGATTAGCAGTTAAAGAAAAAAATACTGGCAAATGGGTAGGTTTTATTAGACTTGCCTCACCTGTAATTAATATGAAACCTAGAAATGAATTATTAGGAAATGTTCCTGAATTATCATCATTTAATAAAACATCAATCATGGGTTTTGTTATTGTGCCTACTCAACCATTTGGTTTTAATTATCTAGGTGGTAAATTATTAGCTGCCTTATGTTGCAGTCATTATGTCAGAGAAAGAATGAATCAAAAATATGATATGAATTTAGTTTATTTTGAAACAACAAGTTTATATGGCAGTAGTAAATCATCAAGTCAATATGATGGTATGAAACCTATTTTAAAAAATAGAGGTTTAAGTGATAGTGATTTTACACCACTAATGCATGGCGAACCTTGGAAAAGACTTGTTGATTATGTTGAAAGCAGAGTTGGTAATTTAATACCAAAAGACGCTTCAAGTAAAAAATTAAAACTAACAACAGCAATACAAGGATTGATAAAAAGGTCCTTAGACGGAACAGATTTAGATAACTTTAAAGATACCCTAGAAAATGCAAAAAAACTTACTGAAAGAAAAAGATATTATGTATCTAACTATGGTATTAGAAACTATATAGATATCGTAAATGGTAAAACTGATGAAATTATCAAAGAGGATAATTACGATAAATATGAAGTGGAAAATCTTATTAAGTGGTGGAAAAAGAAAGCTACTAATAGATATAATAATCTAAAAACAGACAACAGGTTAAGAACAGAGCTTGAAGTCTGGACTAACTCAACCAACATTGACATTATAAGATAAATGGTGTATACTCCAATCATTGAGGTGAAATTATGAATGACTTTTTAAAAGATGTTATCAAAGAAACAGGTAACGAATATGCAAGTCTAGCTAGTGAAGGTGTTGTCGGTGGTGATGTAGAAAGTTTTATTGACACAGGTTCATATGCTTTCAACGCTTTACTATCAGGCAGTATCTATGGTGGTTTACCAGGCAGTAGAATTACAGCAATCGCTGGTGAAGCTGCAACAGGTAAAACATTTTTTGCATTAGGTATATGTAAACACTTTTTAGACAAAGACAAAGACGCTGGCGTGATTTACTTTGAATCAGAAAACGCCGTATCAAAAGATATGCTAGAAAAAAGAGGTATTGATTCTTCAAGAGTTGTAATCATGCCTGTAGCAACAGTTCAAGAATTTAGATTACAAGCAATTAAAATTATTGACAAGTATCTAGAACAAGAAAAAGATAAAAGAAAACCTATTATGTTTGTATTAGATTCTTTAGGTATGTTATCAACAACAAAAGAAATGGAAGATACAGCAGAGGGTAAAGAAACTAGAGATATGACCAGAAGTCAAATTGTTAAATCAGCATTTAGAGTTTTAACATTAAAACTAGGTCAAGCAAAAGTACCAATGATAATGACCAATCATACTTATGATGTAATTGGTTCTATGTTCCCACAAAAAGAAATGGGTGGTGGTTCTGGTCTTAAATATGCAGCTTCAAGTATTGTCTATCTTGGCAAGAAAAAAGAAAAAGATGGTACAGAAGTTGTAGGTAATATTGTGCATTGTAAAAATTACAAGTCAAGAATTACAAAAGAAAATGCCATGGTAGATGTTAGACTAACTTATACAAAAGGTTTAGACCAACATTATGGTTTATTAGACCTTGCAGAAGAAGCTGGTATTTTTTCTAAAGTATCTACAAGATATGAATTACCAGATGGCAGTAAACAGTATGCAAAAACTATTAATAATGAACCTGAAAAATATTTTAAAAAAGAAATATTAGATAAGATTGATGAGTACACAAGAAAAAAATTCACCTACGGAACAGAAGAATAAAAGATATGTCTTTGCACAAAGACCTGATGATGACTATACTTGTATAAAGTTAGTTGAAGGTGATTATAAAGACATAATTTTTAAATACGGCAATGTAGGTTTTAAACCAGTAGAAGATGATGAAAAAATGTCAGTCATATTTGACTACAATGTTTTAAAAAATCCTAATGATGTTGATTATGATACACAAGAGTTTATAGATTATATTGGTGATATATTGATAGAGTTAGTAGAAGAACAATTAGCCACAGGTAAAATGGACTTCTTAAAGTTTGAGGATGTAAATGAGTGAAAGATTAGAAAAAATTATACTAAGTAATTTATTTTATAATGAAGAATATACTAGAAAGGTTTTACCTTTTCTACAAGAAGAATTTTTTGCTAATAGATTTGAAACTATCTTGTTTCAAGAAATCAATAGTTTTGTAAACAAGTATAAAAACTTACCTACAAAAGAAACAATACTTGTAGAATTAAATCAAAGAAAAGATATCAACGAAGATGAAATTACCGAAGTTAAAAAGTTAGTTCATGGTATTGAAAAGAAAGAAGTTGAAACTCAATGGTTATATGATACAACAGAAAAGTTTTGTAAAGACCGTGCAGTTCATAATGCTGTTCTAAAAGGTATTCAGATACTAGATGGCAAAGATAAGAAACAAAATCCAGAGGCAATACCTTCTATCTTATCAGAAGCTCTTGCTGTATCTTTTGACCAACATATTGGTCACGATTATGTAGATGACGCTGAAGCTAGATTTGAGTTCTATCATAAAAGAGAAAAAAGATTTAAATTTGATTTAGAATATTTTAATAAGATTACAAAAGGCGGTGTGCCAAGTAAAACCTTAAACATTGCACTTGCAGGTACAGGTGTTGGTAAATCATTGTTTATGTGTCATTGTGCCTCTCATTGGTTGACCGAAGGTAAAAATGTATTGTATATAACATTAGAAATGGCAGAAGAAAGAATTGCAGAAAGAGTTGACGCTAATTTATTTGATGTTACCATAGATGATTTACACGCCATGCCTAAACAGTTATATGATAATAAAATGGATAAACTAAAAAACAAAACTTTAGGTCAATTAATTATCAAAGAATATCCTACAGCGTCTGCTCATAGTGGTCATTTTAGAGCATTACTAAACGAATTGTCATTAAAGAAAACATTTAAACCTGATGTCGTATTCATAGATTACCTCAATATCTGTGCGAGTAGCAGATTTAAAGGTGGAAATATCTCATCATATTTTTACATCAAAGCAATAGCGGAAGAGTTACGAGGCCTAGCTGTTGAATTTGATGTGCCGATATTTTCTGCTACTCAAACGACCAGGTCAGGTTTTGTATCAACAGATATAGGTCTTGAAGATACATCTGAAAGTTTTGGTTTGCCAGCAACGGCAGACTTTATGTTTGCTATAATGACTAACTCTGACCTAGACGCTTTAGGTCAATTTAAAGTTAAACAATTAAAGAATAGATTTGGTGACCCTGCTATAAATCGTGCATTTATGATAGGTGTTGACCGTTCTAAAATGAGATTGTTTGATGTAGACGCCTCAGCTCAAAACATTGTTGATAGTAATCAATCAGCAGAACCACAAGAAACGCCTGAACAGGCATACGAAAAATTCTCAGATTTTAAACTATAAAAAAAGCTTGACATAGGTTTTCCTTTCCTTTAATATAAATAGTATCATGGCTACAGCAAAAGATACTAAAATGCAAGAAAATGGTTCTAGGCTATTTTTTGAAGGTTTTATAGAAAAAGGAAAAGAACCAACAATAGGTTTCATAGAAAAGAATGCCTATCCCGATATGCCAGCAATGTGGTATCAACACTATCAATTACAAGCAAAAGCACTAAAAAAATATCTAGGTAATAATAGAGGATACACATATAGTAGAGATGAAGGTATCATGCCATTTATTGAAAAACTAGCTGCACAAAAAATGGGCGTGTCTACAAAAGACAGGTGGAATCCTATGGATATAATAATGGTAAAAAAAGATAAGGAGTCCAAAATAAGAAGCAAAATTAAAGATATTTCGGACCGCCCACTTCCAAAAGATGAAAAATTAATTCTATTGAATCAGTACATGGCAGATTTATTAACTAAAAAAGATATGATACCCATATCATTAAAAGCTCTTGCAAAATCAGCTAAAGAGGCAAAACTTGAAGAAGCAAATATGGGGGCAAATAAAACAATAAAATATAGATTAAAACCAGGAACTCTAAAATGTGATTTAGATATGA